AGCTATTCAAGCTAGGTGCTTCCAATGCGGTAACTGAGTTGACCTATGGGGGGGGTGGTACAGCCCCAACTATCACGGCAAGTAATTGGCAATGTGCATCTTTGAATGGCATAGCTTATTTCTTTCAAACTGGTCACGATCCACTGATCTATGACCCTGCTGTCAGTATCACCACATTCAGACGGGTATCTGAGAAAACAGGCTACACAGGGACTGTTCCTTTAGCCAACATTGCCATTTCAGCTTTTGGTCGTTTGTGGGTGGCTAACACCTCCACAGACAAAGTAACCATTACATTCTCTGATCTGATTGCGGGTCATATTTGGTCAGGCGGCACTTCAGGCTCACTCGATGTTTCACGGGTCTGGCCTAATGGTGCTGATGAAGTGATGGGGTTGGCAGCGCACAATGATTTCTTATTTATCTTTGGTAAAAGACAGATTCTTGTTTACTCTGGTGCTTCCACTCCCGCCTCTCTAGTTCTAAGCGACACAATAGGCTCAATTGGATGTATCGCAAGGGATACGATTCAAAGCATTGGCTCTGATGTTGTGTTTCTTTCAGACTCTGGGGTTCGTTCTCTGATGAGGACTATTCAGGAAAAGTCTGCCCCTCTAAGAGACTTGTCTAAGAATGTTCGTTCTGATTTAACAGCTTCTTTGGCAGTAGAGACATTGGCAAATCTCAAGTCTGTTTACTCAGAAAAAGAAGCGTTTTATCTGCTTGTGCTACCCGCTACTTTCCAAGTCTATTGTTTCGATACCAAACAAAATTTGCAAGATGGTGCTTCTCGTGTCACTAAGTGGGACTCTATTTCTCCAACATCATTGCGGTCACTTAGAAATGGTGACTTGTACATTGGCAAAAATGGATATATCGGTAAATACACGGGTTATTTGGATGACACATTAACTTACCAATTTGCTTACTACACCAACAATGCTGACCTTGGCAACCCAAATCAGATTTCTGTTTTAAAGACTATTTCAGCTATTGTGATTGGTGGCTCAAACCAGTTCTTAACGATCAAATGGGGTTTTGATTACTCAGGTGCATATCAAGCCCAAAACATCTACATACCCACTCAAGCAAACTATGAGTATGGAACTGCTGAATATGGGATTGCTGAGTACACAAGTGGCGTACCAATTAAGACATTAAGAGCCAATGCTTCTGGTGCGGGAAAGATTGTCCAGACTGGTTATGAGACAGGCATCAACGATGTTGCATTTTCTCTGCAAAAGATTGAGATTCAAGCTAAAGATGGCAAATTAGGTTAAGGAGAATTACCTTGTCAAACTATACAAAAACAGTAAATTTTGCGACTAAGGATAGCTTATCGTCAGGCAATCCTCTCAAGATTGTCAAGGGTACTGAGATTGATACTGAGTACAACAACATTGCCACTGCTGTTGCGACTAAGACAGACAATGCTTCTGCCGCAATTACGGGTGGCGCAATTGATAATGCAACTGTTGGTGCAACCACTCCCGCCACAGGTTCTTTTACAACTCTTGCGGCCTCTGGAACAACAACTCTTGCGGGTGCGTTGGTTGGTGCGGTAACTCAAGCGGCATTTAATACTGTTTCAACTACCTTGAATCTTGGCGGTGCGGCTACTGCTGTGAACATTGGTGCGGCAACAGGAACTGCCACAGTAGCAAATACCACTCTAGCGGCTAAAGCAATCACGGCAAGCACCACTTTGGCGGTGACAGGAACATCTACTTTGACAGGTGCTGTAACAGCTACAGCGGGTGTTACTGGCCCACTCACATCAAGTAACGCAACCATCACAGGCGGCTCAATTACAGGCATTACCGATCTAGCGGTTGCTGACGGAGGAACTGGTGCTTCTACAGCCGCAGGTGCGTTGAACAACCTCTTGCCAGCACAAGCATCTGCTGCCAACAAATATCTGCAAAGCGATGGCACAAACGCATCATGGGATGCGGTAAGTCTTTCGACTGCTGACATTACAGGAACTCTAGGTGTAGCTAATGGCGGTACTGGTGTAACAACAAGCACAGGAACAACCAATGTAGTCTTGTCAAACTCACCAACGCTAGTCACACCGATTCTAGGCACTCCTACTAGCGCAACCTTGACCAATGCAACTGGTTTGCCAATTTCAACTGGCGTGAGTGGTTTAGGTACGGGTGTAGCAACTCTTTTGGCGACACCCTCTAGTGCTAATTTAGCCTCTGCGATTACTGATGAAACAGGCTCTGGTGCTTTAGTATTTGCTACAAGCCCTACCCTAGTAACTCCCGTTCTAGGAACACCCACAAGTGGCACTTTAACGAATGCAACGGGTCTGCCTATCAGCACAGGTGTATCAGGATTGGGAACAGGTATAGCAACCTTTCTAGCGACTCCAAGTAGCGCAAACTTGGCGGCTGCTTTGACTGATGAAACAGGAAGTGGTGCAAACGTATTTGCCACTTCACCCACTTTGGTAACACCTTTATTGGGTACACCTACATCTGGTGTTGCAACCAACTTAACAGGTCTTCCTCTGACTACAGGTGTAACGGGAACATTACCAGCCGCCAATGGCGGTACAGGCGTAGCAAACAACGCTGCCATGACTGTGACGGGTTCAGGCAACTTTGCATACACACGGACTCTGACAGCAGCAACCAACGTCACATTCCCCACAACGGGAACATTAAGCACTTTGGCGGGTACAGAGACCTTCACCAACAAGACCCTTACAACGCCAATAATCTCAAGTATCAGCAACACTGGCACATTAACACTGCCAACAAGCACAGACACCTTAGTGGGCAGAGCAACAACTGACACTCTGACAAACAAGACCCTGACCAACCCAACAGTAACTAACTATGTTGAGAGCGTGGTTGCAATTGGAACTGTTACAACGACAAACACAATATCTTTGACAAGTGGAACTGTTCAGACAGTAACATTAACAGCGTCAACTGCTTGCACATTTACGATGCCAACAGCAACGGC